ATTAAGCGCCTATAAATTGGGCAGAAAATCCGCCGATAGATATTAAGTTAAGTATTACAAGGTTCCAGATTCTAGCGTAAACCATTTGCACAGTCAACAATGCAAGGCCGAGAATTGCGAGAGCCGGTAGCATAGTGAAAGAAAACAAGGCCATAATGAGAGCGCCAACGTATCCGATTGCAGTAGCAGTTGTATTATTCATAATATTCTCCAGTAGTTAAGCCCTGATTATACAGGGCTTTCCCTAGTTATGCAAGCGATGCAAGCAAGTTATTGAGAGCCTGACCAGTGGCCTTTTCTAAGCCGTCAAGGTTATCGGCACCAGTTGCCAGCATGATAGCCGCGACCATGTCGCCCTTTGTTGGAGCCGCCTTCTTTTTGGCAGGGGCGGGCTTGCTAATATATTCGATGCCCTCACGCTTGCATTTTGCAATGATGGATCGAACGCCGCGATCGAGTTGGACAGCCAAAGCCTGAGCCTTCTCGTGGTTGATAGGAGCCGCAGCAGTTAGAACCGCGATCATTTCGGGAGTGTAGTTTACAGTTGAAGTAGTCATATTTATAGCCTTTAGTATTATTAAGTTTGAAATTTATTATAACATTAAAATTGTGTAGAGTGCAACAAATAAAACGCATCCGCCCATAACAATTGTGAAAGTAGCTTCAAGTATTGCATCGATTACGTTTTTCATGGTTGCTTCCCTATCTGTCTAATGAGGTGATATTATAGCACGATCAGCGAATGAGTCAAGCATTAATAAAATTTTTCTGCATGTTTTTTAGAACAAAAAAGCATAAGAGAGGGGGCGGTTAGACGACCTGGTTATATGCGAACCGCCCGCGCTCCCCCACATGTATAACTTTAAGAAAAACAGCAAAACCAAAAGGGTGTAATATAAAAACTGTCATAAAACTGTCATAAAACTGTGATATAATTGTCATCAATTCGAAATAATTCGAATAAGCTGAAAAAAGGAAACAACTATGAAATTGAAAGAAATCATCTGGGGCCCATGGCAACTTACCGCATACGTGATCGCAGGCGTCATGTTTTTCGCAACTCAAGGAGAGGCAAGCCCTTATATCGAATACAAGTACAAGTCTCTGCTCGAAGACCCTACTACAAAGACCTCTTCTTTTACACGAGTTGGATACAAGTTCTCAAAAAATTATTATATGGAAGTTGGAGATGGAAGTGCCGAAGCGGGTTATAAGTTTAAGATGGGCAATCTTACTCTCAAAGGTAAAGTCGAAAGTACAAAAGACTTTAGCAAAAATGGCGTTGAAACCGAGTTACGTTATACTTTTAAATAATGAGTGGGGTGGTTTGAGAGGATGGAAAAATAGTGCTTGACAAATCACCCCCATTTTAGTATAATCTTTCACATGGCAAAAGAATTAACTACAATTTCACCTGAAGGGCTAGAGATAGCTAACAGTTACTTACAATTCGGAAATATCCGAGGCGTTTGTGAACACTTGCAGGTGGGAGAAGCACAGGTCGTAGAACTCCTTAATAAACGAGAAGTTAAAAAGTACATAGATACTGTTTACCTAGATATGGGATATCGCAATAAGAATAACATCGGGTCTTTACTCGATACTATGATCGCGTCTAAACTCGAAGAAGCTCAGGATTCTGGTGTCTACTCTAGTAAAGATCTAGCGGACTTATTACAAATGGCCCATAAAATGCGAATGGATGAAATCAAAGCTCAAGCTGAGCTATTGAAAGCCGAAGGAGGCAACATCAAGAACCAAACCAATGTTCAGATCAATGAAGCAGTTCCATTCGGTCAGGGCAACTATGGTAAGTTAATGGAAAAACTGTTAAATGGACCAGACTAGACTAGAGATTGAGCTTCGTACTCATGAAGTACAGTGTGATGAGCGTTGGAAAACTACGTTTCATAGATTAGAAGGTATTGAAAGCATAATTGAGCGTATGGAAAACCGTATGCTCGCAATGGGAGGAATATTAATTATGTTCCTAGCGGGATTAGTCGTGACCCTTTCTACGATGCAGTAATGGACCCCTTTACGGCGGTAGCCATGGCAACCTCTGCCTTCAAGACCATACAAAAGATGGTTGCAGCAGGACAAGAGGTCGAGAATGCACTCGGACAAATAGGTAAGTGGTACGGAGCTGTAGCAGACTTTAACGAAGCGAAGAAGCAGGCAGAAAATCCGCCCCTCTTCCGCCGTTTAGTCAATAAAACTTCTGTTGAAGAAGAAGCTATGACCATTTACATGCAAGACAAGAAGATACAGCAGCAGGAGAAAGACCTTCGTGAACTCTTAATGTACACGTATGGACCTTCTGGCTATGATGAACTAGTTAGACTTCGAAGATCAATAAGAGAAACGCGTGAGAAGACTGTCTATGCACAGGCTCGACGCCGTAAAGCCCTTTTTTGGAATACAATTGGTACCGTCGCAGTATGCGGCATGAGCTACGGGCTTTATATACTTGCTATTATAATATATAATGCGTGGCCAGAGAAATAAGCATTGAAAACACTCGAAGATGGATGTGAACTAGAAGGAGCAGATATAAATGGTGATGGAATCATCACTCAGAGAGAACTTGAACTGCACCTTGAATATAAAAGAAAAGAGTTAGATGACGCCGACGCTATGCGAGATGCACAGCGAAAGATGGCTTGGTTTGCACTCTTTGGTATGTTACTGTACCCTTTCTCAGTAGTACTCGCAGAGTTAGTAAACTTGAACAGTGCTTCAAAGATCTTAGGAGATATGGCACCAACATACTTTGTTTCAGTAGCGGCTATTGTCGCAGCCTTCTATGCAAAAGAAGCTATAGGGAAGAAGAAATGAGTGATAAATTTTTTAGACGAGGATTTTGGCATGTAAAGTGCGATTGCCCTACTTGTGGTAATGGTAAGAAACGTTTCGAGACTGAAGCAGAAGCAGATGCATTTATCGCAGAGTGTTCAGGTACAGCAGTACCGGCACCAGAGCCAGAAGTAAGATCATGGCTAGAGGACTTTGACTATGAAGAGGAAGACGAAGACTAAAGCAAAAAGAGCTCCGAAAGGGTATCATAGAATGCCGAATGGCAAGTTAATGAAAGGAGCATCTCATGGCGGTAAAAAGAAAAAAGCCTCGAAGAAAAAGCGCGGCTACTAAGAAGCCTGTTCCAACGAACAAGCGACTATACTCTTCTGTTAAAAGTGCCGTAAAGAGGAAGTTCAAGGTATACCCTTCCGCTTATGCAAATGCCTTCCTAGTGAAGGAATATAAGCGTAGAGGTGGCAAGTACCGAATGGGAGTCAAGAAATGAGTCTCAAGAAGTGGTTTAAAGAAGATTGGGTAGACATCTCCCGTCCGAAGAAGGGCGGAGGTTACGCAAAATGTGGTAGAGGGAAAGCTAAGACTAGCAAATACCCTAAATGTGTTCCGAAAGCGAAAGCAGCTACCATGACTGCAGCACAGAAGAAGTCTGCAATAAGCCGAAAAAGAAAAGCAGGAAACCCTGGAGGCAAGCCTACCATGGTTAAGACTTTTGTTAAGAAGAGGCGTAAAGCCCGTATGAGACGAGGGTAAGGACACCACTATGCCAGCAAAGCGAAAAGCGAAAAAGAAAGACTCAAGGATAAAACGAGCAGGCGTTACGGGGTTCAATAAACCCAAACGCACTCCAGGACATGCCAAAAAGTCTCATATTGTTGTAGCTAAGACTGGCGGCAAAATTAAAACAATTCGTTTCGGCCAGCAGGGAGCTAAGACGGCAGGGAAGCCCAAGGCTGGAGAGTCAGAAGCAATGAAAGCAAAGCGTCGAAGCTTTAAAGCTCGACACGCAAAGAATATAGCTAAAGGCAAAATGTCTGCAGCATATTGGGCAGATAAAGTAAAATGGTAGGAGGCGCGGATATCTTAAAAGAATTAAATGATAACTGGACTTATAAGTATGATCTAGACCAGTTTGCTACTCCAGAGTACTGGACAATATTAAAAGAGGCTCCTTATGTTGGAGACTGTGAGGATTACTCACTTACTCTTCTTTATAATCTTAGTGATAAGTCTATGACTAAGTTTTGGAAAGAGTTATTTACGTTTAAAGCAAAAATGCACTTCTGTAGGATAGGTGGCCAAGGCCACGCGGTTCTTAAGTACTATGGTATGTATATTGATAATATTCAAAAAGAATGGTGTACAAAACAAGAGATGGAAGCAAAAGGCTACGTATTTCGTACTTTCGCTTACAACCCACTCGAAGTTCTCATAAAACTACATATTATAGGCAAAATTAAATGGCCGTTGAAATAAGCCGGAGAGATATTCTCTCTGATAAGATTTACGATTTACCGTCTGAGACAAGGTTTCTAAAACTCCCAGTACCTCCATATTTGGGGATGCTGGGTATCGAACCACTACCATCCCAGGTAGCAATTATTAATGCAATTAATAATCCAAAGTATCGTTTTATCTGTGCTGCCGTCTCTCGGCGACAGGGAAAAACGTACATAGCAAATATTATTGGACAGCTAGTGTCTCTAGTGCCTGGCTCCAATATCCTCATCATGTCCCCCAACTACTCCTTGTCTCAGATTTCTTTCGATTTGCAAAGAAATCTGATTAAGCACTTCGACCTAGAAGTGACTAAAGATAACGCTAAAGATAAAGTTATTGAACTTTCCAATGGTTCTACTGTACGCATGGGTTCTATCAATCAGGTAGACTCTTGTGTAGGTAGATCTTATGACCTAATTATATTCGATGAGGCCGCACTAGCAGATGGCAGAGACGCTTTCAACGTAGCGCTACGACCTACCCTAGATAAGCCCAACTCAAAAGCAATTTTCATCTCCACGCCACGGGGTCGCAACAACTGGTTCTCTGAGTTCTTTCAGAGAGGCTATTCAACCGAGTTCGCAGAGTGGGCATCTATTAAAGCTACATATCGTGATAATCCTCGTATGTCTGAGTCCGATATTGCAGAAGCACGTAAGTCGATGTCTGATGCCGAATTCAAACAAGAGTACGAAGCTGACTTTAATACTTATGAAGGGCAGATTTGGAACTTTAACTTTGAAACTCAGGTTATGGATCTAGAGAACTTTGATACTAGTAATATGGACGTCTTTGCGGGGTTGGACGTTGGTTTCCGAGATCCTACTGCAATGTGTGTAATTGCCTACGATTGGGACAGTGAGAAGTTCTACCTGCTTGACGAGTACTTTAATAACGAAAGAACTACGGAACAGCACGCAGAGCATATTCAGAAACTTATTGAAAAGTACGATATAGATTATATCTACATTGACTCAGCAGCACAGCAGACTCGTTTTGACTTTGCACAGAATTATGGTATTTCTACTCTTAACGCCAAGAAGTCTGTTATTGATGGTATTGGACACGTTGCCAGTCTAGTAGATAATGACATGCTGTTTGTAGATCAAAATGCGAAAGAATCACAAGCTTGCCTAGATGCGTATCAATGGGATCCAAACCCTAACCTTCTGAAAGAGAAGCCTCGACACAACATGGCCTCACACATGGCCGATGCAATACGTTATGGATTATATTCGTTTATTACCGCAAACACTACGTTCTAATGATACCTAGTCAAAAATAGTTATTGACAACAGACCTTAAACTCGATATAATTCTTCTAATGAAAAATCAGGAACCAGAACCAAAATGCCTAAGTTAAAACGTGATCCGGTAAAGTACGTCAGAGATGCCGCAAAATCTAAGTATAATAAAGGTTCGGCCTGTGAGATTTGCGGTGAGACAGAGCAGCTTGACTTTCACCATTACTACAGTTTAACTCCTTTGTTAAATCAATGGCTTACAAAGAATAGACATAACCCTGAGTACATACAAGCACTTAGGGATGACTTTATAGAAGAACACTCCGCCGAACTATTTGATGACACTGTGACTATATGCCACACACATCACTTATTATTGCATTCAATTTACGGTAAAGATCCTGCGTTAGGTACTGCAAAGAAGCAGATGCGTTGGGTCGAGATTCAGAGACAAAAACATGGCTTGGTATAATCCTTTTGAAAAGAAACCCGTAGACGCTGAAGAGAAGCTGAACCCGGCACAAAACCATATCGGTAGTGGCGGCCACGGCGTTGAATCTTCGAGAGAGCCTACGTTTAGCTACGAAAGAGCCTATGAAGATCTAGAAATCGTTAACCGTGGCGTAAACATGATCGTCGATGATGTTGCCGAGATTCATACCCTAGTATCGAAAGATAATGCTTTCCGAGGCGTTGCTCCTGGTATTAAGCGTTCTAAAGTAGAGACCCTTCTTAACAAGTCTCCTAACCCCTATCAAGACATCAATAGCTTTAAGCGTAACCTTATTACTGACTTTATTATTGATGGTAATATCTTTATCTACTTTGATGGTGCACATCTTTACCACTTACCTGCTACTGATGTACGCATTCATGCAGACAAAGATACCTACATTGAAAAGTTCACAATGTTCGATGTTACCTTTAGCCCTGATGAAATCATTCATATTAAAGAAAACTCTTTTCACTCTATCTACCGTGGTGTGCCTCGCTTAAAGCCTGCACTTCGTACTATGGTTCTTATGAAGAATATGAGACAATTCCAGGATAACTTCTTTAAGAATGGTGCAGTTCCTGGCTTGGTACTAAAATCCCCTAATACGCTTTCTGAGAAGATCAAAGAACGAATGATGATTTCTTGGCAAGCACGCTACCGTCCAAATGCAGGCGGTCGTCGACCCCTCATTCTTGACGGTGGTATCGAAGTAGATAAGATCTCAAACGTTAATTTTAAAGAATTGGATTTTCAAAGTGCAATCTTAGAGAACGAAAAGATTATTTTAAAGGCACTCGGAATCCCTCCAATCTTGATGGACTCTGGTAACAACGCCAACATTCGCCCAAATATGCGATTATATTATCTTGAGACTATACTTCCTATAGTTCGAAAAGTCAATTATGGACTGGAAAGATATTTCGGTTTCGAGTTGAGCGAAGATATTACAAACATCCCTGCTCTGCAGCCTGAGTTACGTGACTCCTCTGCATATTATACTTCACTAGTAAATGGCGGTATTATTACTGCAGCAGAGGCGCGCGAGCGTTTAGGCTTCGAGCCTATAGATGGTACACAAGAGATTCGGATTCCCGCAAATATTGCAGGTTCCGCAGCTAACCCAGACGAAGGTGGAAGACCACCACAAGAAGGAGAAGAATAAATGGCAATGCGTCAAAGACAAGCAGTACTAGAGAGAACTTTCAAGCACTTTAAAGAGTTTGAGTTACCTTTAAGTATTCAGCAAAAAGAATATATGGCAATTGTAGGCCTCGATGCCTGTTGCGTTATAACTGTTAAAAGAAGTTTCAAAGCATGGAAGTACCTAACTCATGCTCTTAGGATAAATTATCCTGAACTGTCAGCGCCGAAGCCCGAGCCAAAGCCCGAGCCAAAGCCTGTTACACCCAAAGCACCAAAGCAAACACCCAAAGCTGCGGTCAAGCCTGCTGTAAAGCCAGCAGTAAAAAAGGATTAAGGTATGAACAAAATCTTTAATCTAACGTCTACTTTTAAGACTCAGACACAGGAAGATGGTTCTGTGATGATTCGAGGGTTTGCAAGTACAGCTGATTTTGATCGTGCAGGTGATACGATTTCAGCAGAAGCTTGGCAGAAGGGTGGACTAAAGAATTTTGAGAAAAACCCAATTATTCTATTTAATCACGACTATGATAGACCAATTGGTAGAGCTACCGGGATGAAAGCAGGTCCCGACGGCCTAGAGTTAGAATGTAAGATCAGCAAAAGTGCCCCAGGCAACGTAGCTGAGCTTGTTAAAGACGGTGTTCTTGGAGCCTTTTCTGTCGGTTTCAGAGTCAAGGATGCTGATTACATTAAAGAAACCGATGGACTAATGATTAAGGACGCTGAGTTATTTGAGGTATCGGTTGTTTCCGTACCTTGCAATCAAGCAGCTACTTTTTCGCTCGCGAAGTCTTTTGACTCAGATGCTGAGTACGAAGCCTTCAAAAAAACTTTCACTAATCGTGTAGATCTAGCCGGTCAGTCTCTGGCTAAGGACGAAGATACTTCTTCAAATATAGCTAGTGACCACACACCGAAAAGCGCGGAACTTATTTCCGCAGATCAGGAGATCAAAATGGACAATCAAAACATCGACTTGGAAGCTTTTGCAAAGAAAGTAGCTGAAGATACAGCTGCTAAAATCGCAATGAAGCAAGCCGAGCAAAAAGCAGCTGACGTAGCTGAAGCCAAAGCAGTAGCTGAAGCAGAAGTATCAAAAGCAACGGCCCTCGAAGCCGAAAACATCCGCGTTAAAACTGGCGTACAAACTGGCGTTGAAGCTCTTATGGCTGACGTACAGAAGCAGCTTAACGAAAAAGATGCAAAGTTCGAAGAAGTCATGGCCAAGCATGGTAAGGACCTCGAAGAGAAGAAAGCTGAAATCACTGCTATGCAGAACAGCAAGAAAAGCTTCGGCGACCGTTCTGGCGCTGGCGACATTTCTAAGTTTGGTAAAGAGTTTATGACTGGCCACATGCTGGGCGTAATGACTGGCAAAGGCTGGAACACTGACTATGCTCAGGACCTAGCTCAGAAAGCTGGCGTAAACTATACTGAGAATGCTGCTGGTATTGCTCAAGGCGTTTCTACTCAAATCGAGAAAGAAATCATGCAAGAACTGAAGTTGGCCCAGGCTTTCCGTGAGATTACTATTAACTCACAGACTCAAGTACTGCCAATTCAGACTGATGCACTCCCAGCTGCTTGGGGCAATAACACTGTCGTTGGTGGTAACTTGACTAACCGCCCACAGGTTGATGCTAACCAGTACAATGCTGCTCAGGTAATCTTGAAAGCTAACCGTCTTGTTTCTACTACTTTCATGGATAATAATATCGATGAAGAAGTACTTGTAAACTTGATGCCTATGCTGATTGATTCTGTTGCTCGTGCCCACGCTCGTGCTGTAGACAACGCAATCATCAATGGTACTTCTGGCGGCGCTGAAGGCTTTAACGGCTTGGAAGCTCTTGCTGGTACTAACAGCGTTGCTGTTCTTAACTCTACTGCTAGTGCTGATGTTGCAGTTACTGCTGCTGAGTTCCTTGCTGGTCGTAAGTTGATGGGTAAGTATGGCATGATGCCTTCTGACCTCGTTTATGTCGTATCTCAGGCTCGTTATTATGATCTGCTTGCTGATCCAGCTTTTGCTGACATCACTGACGTAGGTTCTGATATTGCTACTAAGATCACCGGCATGGTCGGCGCTATCTATGGCACTCCAGTTGTTGTATCTGACCAGCTCGAAACTGAAGCCAACACTGCTTCTGTAGGCTACTGTGTTAACGTTCGTAACCACGTCATCCCACGTCTCCGCGGTGTATCTGTAGAGCAGGATTACGAAGTAATGAACCAGCGTAACGTAATTGTTGCTAGCCAGTCACTCGGCTTCAACCAGTTGCGTGCTAACAACGGCACTACCGATGTATCGGTTGTTAAGTTGATTCGTACTGACGCTTAATCTACAAAGAGTAAAAAACGAAGGGGAGTCCGCTCCCCTAAGTTTTTACTAATGGACTTATAAATGGCAAATCTCATAACACTATCAACTTACAAAGACGTCAAGGGTATCACTTCTGCTACTCATGATTTCGCGTTGACTACTATTATTGAATCTGTGAGTCAATTAGTAAAAACTTATTGTGGTAATTCGCTAGTCGACCACTATAGCACTAATAAAGTAGAGTTCTTTAACGTTAATTGGGCTACTGATGTAATTCAGCTAACCGAGACACCTTTAAATACTATAGTTAGTATTGAAGAACGCACAGACTTTGCAGCTAGCTATACAACTCTGACTACTTCCGACTACTACCCAGACACTTCTACGGATACTGTCTATAGAATTAATAAACCTTGGCCCGATGGCCACGGAGCAGTAAAGGTTACTTATACTGCAGGATACAACGGCTGTCCCTCAGACCTTAAACTAGCAGTAATTGATTTAGTTACTTACTACTTTAAGGATGAACATAAAACCCGCCAAACTATCGCAGGTGCGAGCTTACAAAATGCTTCGTCTACCAGTCTACGCGATAACATTGCATTCCCAGATCATATTAAGCGCGTTCTGGATCTTTATAAGAACTTTTAATGTCTACCAAGTCCGTCAGGGATAATCTTGCTGATGAGCTATTACGTTTAGCATTAAAGTCAGAAGGTGAAATGATACGGAGCACTGCTTCTACCAGGCCCCAAGTTATTATACTACAAGATCTAGAGTGGTTGGACAATATTATACTTGAGATGATGGATAGAGGGCACATGCCCAAAAAACGGTTTAAAAGATATAGTGATCCAAGAGGTAAAAACTTAGCCAAAGCCCGAAAGCTCGCAAAAACAAAGCATGATAGGTGGCTGACAGGAGATAAGCTTCCAGGCAGTGCAGGCACCCATATATTGCATACTCATGTTGGCCAAAGACTAGAGCAATTTGCTCCCGACTTATACAACTTAGTATTACAAGGTGAAGCTTTTGTTGTAGGCTCTTTTTCTACAGCGGGGGTGCTCAAGAAAGAAATAATACAAGCTTTAGTCACCCGTAAGAGTCATAAGAACTTTGTAGAGACAATTATGGGCAGGGTAGATAGAGGGCACGGTGCAGGCACAGGACAGGCAATCTCTACAATAAGTGCTAGTCGCGGAGTAAATGCAGTTGCTCAAGTTTTAACTCCTGAGCAGAAGAAGGAGTTTGACGCTTACGTCTTAAAAGAGGCAGATGGTTTAATAAAGAGTGGTCAAATTGATAATGCTCATCTAAGTATGATAACTGGTATCCTTATGGAGTATTCCACTTCTGTAGATAGACAGGGAAATCTCAGAGCCGAGTATGTTCCAGCACTTCAATTTCAAGACAAGTATAGTAACAGTGCAGTAGACGCCCCTAGAGAGAAATTTGTAAAAGATTTAATGTTTAAGTTTTCTAAGAAATTCAACGCAGAAGTACTTATTAATATGAAAGGCTCTGATAGTATTAAGACGCAGGCTGTAAAAACTGTACTAGCCCCAATGGTATCTTTAGGTAAAAAGCATAAGAATATAACAGTAGAGCTTGATTCACAATTTAAAGGCGCTGTAAAATCAGGTAAAGGTAAAGTTAAAAGCAAGTCTAAAAAGTCAGGTAAGACTAATGTTAGACGGAATCGTGCGGCTAAAGGACTAAAACTAACTAAAAATAGAGCAACAGGTTTCAGCCCCTTAGCAATGTTAGCTCTTATGAACCGGAAGCTGCCTGACACAGTAAGAAAAAATATGGATCTACCTGCCTTAGAAAATCGTACAGGTCGTTTTTCAGAAAGCGTAAAGGTTGTAGACGTAACTCAAACACCTCAAGGGTTTCCAAGCATAGGCTATACATATGACAGAGAGCCCTACGGGGTCTTTGAAATGGGCGGAGGAGCCCCACCTTGGGCAACTCCAGAAAGGGATCCAAGAAAATTAATTGATAGATCTATTCGAGAAATCGCAGCTGAGCTAGCTATCGGAAGATTTTATACTAGGAGAATGTAGTGGCGGCAAGAGACAATACAACAAGAAGATCGCAAATATTAACAGGCTTAGTTACTGTTCTAAAAGGCATTAATGGCCTGGGGGACTACAGAGTCGACTTAGATAATAACGTTTCCAAACGCTTACTATTCTGGGATGAAGTAGATCAATTTCCAGCAGTGCATTTGAATGCAGGCTCTGAGACAAGGGTTTATCAAGGGGGAGGACACAAGGATCGATACCTTTCCATAACGCTTCGTTGTTATGTACAGGCAGAAGATTCTGTTTTAGAGCTCGATAAACTACTAGAAGATGTAGAGACAGTTATAGAAAACAATTCACGACTTTCTTATATCGATTTAAACAGTGTAACTAATTACACTCAACAAATCACCGTCGTTAGTATAGATACTGACGAGGGTGTACTTGAACCTTTAGGCGTCGGAGAGATGCTAATCGAGGTTCGATACTAGAAAATACAGGCACGAACAGACGTTCACGTCCTAGTCTTTTCAAGATACATAGGAGATAAACTATGGCACAACTATATTTTAGCAGAGATGTAAAAGTATATGTACAACAAGGCGGTAAGATGTGGGATATTCCTGTACTTGACGGCTTTTCTTTTTCACAATCTACAAACAACGTAGAAGTTACTCTTAACGAGATGAGTGGCGCAAGTACTCGTGGTCGTAAGCTGTTTAACGATTCTTTGGCTCCGGCTGAATGGTCTTTCTCAACTTATGCGCGTCCTTTTGTTTCAGCAGGTTCTGGTGTTGGCGCAGCAGATACAGTCGCCGGCAATCACCATGCAGTGGAAGAAGTACTGTGGGCGCTTATGGGCGGTCCAGCTACTTATGCATCTAGCGCTTTTACAGGTCAGACTGTTCCTAGTGCTACTGAGCAGACTGTTGACTTTTCTGAGTCGAATGTTTCTGTACTTGGCGAAGCTACTATCTGGTTCGAGTTTCCAGATGCTAGTAATCCTACCATTTACAAGATGACTAAAGGCTGTGTAAACGAAGCTACTATGAACTTTGATATTGATGGTATTGCTACTATTGATTGGTCTGGTTTTGCTTCTTTGATTGAAGAATCTGATCAATCTGCTCTCAACTCCGCTCTTGGTGTTGCTCTTGCTAACGTAATTAACGAAGGTACTGCTTGTTCTGTTACAAGTAACTTTATTCGTAATCGTCTTAGCACTGTAACCATTATTGCAGACGATACAACTACTTTCTCAGGAGACGTTGACAATGATGGAACCTATAACTTAGTATTGACCGGCGGCAGTGTTACTATTAGTAACAATATTACTTTCTTAACGCCCTCAACTTTAGGTTGTGTAAATACACCTCTTGGCCACGTAACTGGTACTCGTAGTGTTTCTGGCTCTTTGGACTGCTACTTGAATGGTGCTGCTGCCGGAGATAGTGCAGACTTCTTTAGCGATCTAGTGGGCGCGACAAGTGTTGTTACTAACTCTTTCGCTGTAAACCTTTCTGTAGGCGGTACTGCAAGCAGTACTAATCCAGCAGTTAAGTTTACATTCCCTACTGCTCACTTTGAGATTCCAGCACATGATATTTCTGATGTGATTTCATTGACTACTGCTTTCCACGGTCTCCCTTCTACAATTGGCGGAACTGACGAAGTAGTTATTGAGTACAAAGGCGTAGCATTATAACATAGCTAAAAATATTTCTTGACTTTTCTGGTCTTTTGAAATATACTATGTAAATAGAAAATCGAAGCAGGGGTGATTTTTCACCCCTGTTTTGTTCCCATACTTTAATAATAAGGATTAAAACATGAGCGATACCCCAGTTTCATTAGCGAGTCTTATGACTCCTAGCAAGACCGTAACATTAGACTTTCCAGGCTTCCAAGATATGACAGTTGATCTGTGCTACCTAGCCCGTGAAGAGTTGGTTAAATTACGTAAAAAGTGTATTACTACTAAGTTTAGTAAAAAGAGTCGTCAGCCTGAAGAAATTCTTGACGAAGATACTTTCTTATTAGAATACTGTAAAGCAGTTATCAAGAATTGGTCAGGCTTTAAATATTGTTACCTAGAAGAGCTTCTTTTGGTAGATGTGTCGGCTTTTGACCCACAAGATACACTAGCTTTCTCACAAGAAAACGCAGAGCTTCTTATGAAGAACTCTACTGATTTCGACTCCTGGGTTACAGAAACAGTGAGTGCTTTAGAAAATTTTACTGGGAACAAGTAGGCGAGATAAAATCCCTACTTGAGAAGTATGTAAAGTCTTCTAATCAGATAGATCTTGATAAGTACTTACTGATTTGCGAACAATTAGGGGAAGAGCCCGACCCACAAAAGATGCCGCTAGACCCATCGGATTTTCCGTATGAGGTTCAAGTGGCATTTTTTATATCTGGCTTTTTGTCCGACGAGTGGGACGGAGGGTCTGGTACTTACATGGGCAAAAACTGGTCAAACATAGAGTATTTATTTAAGTTATACGATATACAAGAGCCTAAAACAATGCTGTATATTATGAAAATGTATGAAGATATATTAATACAACACAGGGTTGAGGACGCGAATAAAAAACGTAAAGCAGAAGAGAAGAGATCTTCTTCCGGCGGTGAAAAGAATTTCACCCATAATGTGAAAGGCTAATGTCAAATAAAGTAAAAGTTGGTATAATAGTAGATGATAAAGGTACTTTAAAGAAAGTAACTAACGATAGCAATAAGCTGTCTACTTCTACTGATAAGTACAGTAAGAAGCAAAAAGGCGCGGCACAGGCTACTTCCAACTCTACCAAAGCGTTTGCAAAAATGCAAGGTGGAATGGGTGGAATGGTAGGTGTTTATGCTGAAGTTGCTTCTCGGGTTTTTGCATTATCCGCCGCCTTTCAGTTTCTTAAAAGCGCAAGCGATGTTACTAACCTTATAGCTGGTCAAGAAGCTCTTGGAGCTGTATCTGGTGTAGCCTATAAAACACTGACTCAAGGTTTAAAAGACGCAACTGATGGTCAGCTAAGCTACGCAGCAGCAGCAAAAGCTGCCGCTATTGGTACCGCCGCAGGTCTAAGTCCCGACCAACTAAATAGGCTAGGTAAAGCGGCTAAGAACACTTCTATCGCATTAGGTAGAGACTTAGGGGACTCATTTGATCGCCTCATCCGAGGTGTTACAAAAGCCGAGCCGGAATTGCTCGACGAATTGGGTATTATTCTACGACTAGAAACTGCAAAGAAAAACTATGCTCTTCAAATTGGTAAAACAGCCACAACTCTAACCCAGTTTGAGCAGTCACAAGCAGTAGCCAATGAAGTGCTTAGTCAGGCAGAGCAAAAGTTCGGAGCAATAGAAAAGATCATGGATCCAGCTGCTGCCTCTCTCAATAGGTTTCTAGTCAGCTTTGATTCCTTGTTAAATACTATAAAGACGGGGATCACAGCAGGGCTGCGGCCTGTTTTCGACTTCCTTTCAGGAAACACCTTAGCGCTGTCAGCCTCTCTTTTGCTTCTCGGCAAAAGCGTACTAAGCGCAATACTACCAAATTTTAAAGAAATGGGAGAGACTGCGGCCGGGGCTATGAAACAAGCTAATCGTGGCGTAGCAGAACATGAAGCCCACTTAGAGAATCTACAAAGAACGATTAAGAAGACTCAAGCAGCAATGTTACCTAGTAAGAGAGACGCTACGACGGCTGCACAAAAAGCCTTCGGTAAAGCAACGCCTAGTACTACTGTTAAAGGTGGGGGATCTATGGACTTCTTAATGGGCTCTTCCGAGACGAAGAAAGCCCAACAACAGGCAAATAAAGTTCTACTTGATGCAGAGAACCAACTGAAGAAGAGCTTAGACAAAAGAAGAGGTATGTTTAAGCACATGAACGCCCAGCAAGTGGCAGATATGCGCGCAGCTTATAACCAAAGAATGGCAATTATTCAGCGAGAGTCTTCTGTTCAGAAGAAAGCTACAATGTCCGCAGGGCAGGGTTTACAGGTATTAGGGGCTCAAGCGAAAGTAACTTTTGCCACTATGAGAGCAGGTATTGTTTCTGTCGGAGCCGCTGCCGCTTCTGTAGGCGCTATAATAATGTCTTTCTTAGGTTGGATAGGTATCCTTGCTATGGTGGGCTCAGCTCTTTATGCAGCTTTTAAGTACATATTTCCAGTTCCTGAGAAAATAAAAGAAGCGGAAGAGGCGGCAAAAAGCTATATAGATAGCGCAAAAACTCTCAATAAAGAGCTCGAGAAGATGGCAGCCGTATCACGAGAAGCAGCTTTAGGGTTGGCTGATATAGCCGCTCAGAGAGGTGGAATGGCTTCAGGTGCAAGCTTTGGAGAGCGATTAAAAGGCTATGTAGCTACCGCAAAGGCTTTAGGTACAAATAGCAAAGAGGCCACAAAGCTGCGTGTCGAGTTAATAAAAACCGTAGCCGTTTTAGGTAGGGCAGTGAGCCCTGAGTTTACAAAGTACGGAAGGCTTCTGTTAGATAACGATTTTTTAACTAAAGGTCAGACAGCCTCCTTAATCCTCTTAACAAACAAGTATGCAGAGTTTGGTGCAGCAGTAAAGTCACTACCTAATATGTTGAAAGAGCTCAATGCAGAGTTCGCTAAAGTAATGGGCATAGCTAAAGAGGCGAATCCTTTGGCAAGTCTCACTGAAAATCTCAATAAAACTACTGCTACCTCTACCACCGCCCTTGAGGGCATGACAGAGGTTTATCGCAAAAATAATACTGATGTAGAAAGATTATCTAACGAGATTATGGGAATGCAAGGGGTGACAGAAACAATTACTTCTAAGCCAAATGCGAGAGGTAAAGCTGTCACAAGAGACAACCCAGAGTTTAAAAGACTGCAGGTATTAAGAGCTGAACTCACTAAGTTAGAGGACGATTCAGGTAAACAAGGAGCTGAGCGAGCGAAAGCAATCGCTCAGAATAACTACTTGCTAGAACTAGAAAAATCTATAGGTTCACGCTCCGCCGACTTTGCCTTAAATAGTAAAAAGGCTCTTGATCTCAGAGAGAGGCTAACTACTGAGAAGCGCAGGGGTCTAACTATTGACGGTCGAATTGCAAATCTAAGCATTAAAGATAATGAGTTAAAAGCTAAACTATTAGATACTCAAAGCAAACAGCTATTTGCACAAACAGCCTATGAGACCTCCCTCAAGAATGGAGGCAAAGAAGTGCAAGCTAACAATAAGCTTGCTCTAGACTCTATAAATTCCGAAGTTACTGCACTACAGTCTAAATTAGACATAGCAAAGGCCTTAACAGCAGAGCAACGATTTAACTTGAACATGCAGAAAGATGTGTTAGGGATACTCAAGGCACAGAATATTTTACAACTAAATGCCTCAAAGATTAAGCAGGGCCAAGCGCTTACTGACTCCGGTACGACTAGCTTTGGTTTCGGACAGGTTGCAGATCAGAGATCTAATAAACTATCCGAGCTAACAAACACAGAAGCTCAAGCAATTATTGGTGTAAAGAAGGCAGAAGAGCTAGCAAAAGAACTAGGTTTAACTCAAGAAGTCGCTGTTCAAAGAGCCCATGCAGTAGATCTGGCAAGACAGGCCTTGTCTCTCGCTACGCAAACCAGAGTAATAGAAGAGAACATAGCTATGGCTACGTTTAATAAGATGAGAGGGGAGACACAACTTCTAGCATTTAAAACGCAGAACTTTGCCTTTAGCCAGAGAGAGAAAGCCGTACAAGAAGCAGCGCTCGCAATAATACAACAAAAGGGTACTATTACCCAGGCAGAATTAGATCAAGTTACTGCTTTAGTAATAGAGAACGAGAAATTAGCAAATTTATATCAATTACAGACCACTTTAAAAGACTCTGTTACTAGCGGTATGGCCCAAACGCTCGCCTCTCTCGTTAAAGGAGAAGAGGCTAGCTTTGGAGACGCAATGTTAAGCCTCGCACAGGGTGTAGTAGGCTCTTTGATAGATACACTAGCCCAGCAGTTAGTAGACGGCCTGTTTAATGTTGCATCAGCAACGGCATCCGCTGCAACTATGACGGCTGGTATTGTTGCTGGCGGAGCATCAGCTGCAGTCACTATGGGATCAGCCATTATAGCTGCAGGAACAGCTGCAGCTGCGGCTATGGCGGCTTCTAGCATGACTAATACTGTAGCAGGTATAGGGCTCGGAAGCTTTATACCTACTGCAAGAACTGGAGGAGTATTATCAGAAGGTAAAAAGCTTGCTGGGTACTCGACGGGAGGCGTAGCAAAAGGCCCAGGTGCTGGATACCCTGCCGTATTGCACGGAACTGAAGCAGTTGTACCTCTTCCAAACGGACGCTCAATACCTGTAGAGATGCAGGGTGGAGGCGGATCACAAAATAACATAGTTGTTAATGTAAGTACTGATGGGCAGACTAGTAACTCAGGCAGCACAGGCCCTGACATGGACAAGCTAGGCGGTGCCATTGCAGAAGCTGTACAAAAAGAACTACACGCACAGAAACGATCAGGCGGTATATTAAACCCGTATGGAGTAGCATAATGGCAATAGGATTTACAGTAGGGGTCACGGTTAGAACTCCTGACAAAATGTTAGCACGAACTACTAACCCTCAGGTTAAAGTAGCTTCTTTTGGAGATGGCTATGAGCAGAGATTGCCAGATGGTATCAACACCTTAAAGGAGTCTTATAGCGTATCTTTTAGTACTCAACCTAAGGCAGATATTGATGATATCGTAGCTTTTTTTGATACTAACAAAGGTGTTGTGCCTTTTAACTTTACAATCCCAGACACAAACGCAGGAGGGGGAGAAAAAACTATTAAAGTAGTTTGCCCTACCTGGAATCAAGTATATGACTATGGAGACTACTATAGCTGTACTGCAACTTTTAAAAGAGTATATGAATAATGAGTGATATAATTGCAACAGATGTGCAAGGCCACTACGTAGATAGCAGTCTTGTAACTTTATTTGAGATAGAGATAGATGGAGCATATGCGTACTTTCATGCAGGCCTGGATGAAGACTTAGATAACGTACAGTTCTTAGATAGAGATGGTAGCGCAATGCGAACCTACCTAGCTTTGCCAATCTTAGTTGATGGCATGGAAATAGCTGCTGATGGTGCCCAGTCTCGGCCAACCCTTACTTTGGCGAATGTCACAACTGTATTTAAAGATGCTCTTGGGGGTTTCACAAATGAAGACCTCATAGGTAAAAAACTAGTCCGTAGACAGACTTTTAGAAAGTTTTTAAAAGATGGCAGTCAAGAAAACTTAGTAACTAATCCTATTACCATCCCAACAGAGTTTCCTATTCGAGAGTACATTATTGATAGGATTAGCTCAGAGAATAAGGTATCTATTAGTTTTGAACTAGCTTCTCCGTTTGACTTAGAAGGAATAACCCTGCCAAGAAGAGTTATTGTAGGTAAGTATTGTAGCTGGGTTTACCAAGGTATGGGGTTAGATACTCCTGTAGGCGCTTGTAGCTGGAAAAATAATGGCCAAATAACTATACAAGACTCCGGGACTTACACAGCTCACCAGTTTTACTTCACAGAGGATGACGTGCCTTTAGTAGCATCTACCACTTCTGCCCCCAACTGGTCTGCTAGTACTACGTACACTCCTACCAATTATATTACTTACGAAACTAAGGTATATGTAAGCAAGACTTCCAATAATATTAACAATGTACCTTCAGTAGAAAAAGATCAATGGCAGGAAGTGTACCTTTACACAACGTATAGTAATTCAGAGACCGGATATGTTAAAGGCGACTATGTTAGGTATGGTATAGACACTGCTAATGAGACTATATGGAGATACATAGCCCCTACAACGAATGTTGCGTCTCCTGCACCTGTCGCTCGCTCTATATATTGGGCACGAGCTGATGTATGTGGAAAAGAGATCTCTTCTTGTAAGTGCCGCTTTCAAGCACTTCCTATATCTATTACAACTTCAGGACAACCTCCAGCAGGCGATAAAAACACTAACAGGGTTTTACCTTTTGGAGCGTATCCGGGGAGTGCAAAGTACAAGTGATCCAGTTTTTAGAAGAGATAGAGCAACATTTTGAAAAGTGGTATCCCAAAGAAGGTTGTGGAGTGCTTGGAGTTGTTAAAGGAAAGTTAAAGTGGTTTCCTTGCGACAATGTAGCAGAAGGTGAAGAGGATTTTATAGTAGACTCCAGACAATATATCTCTATAGCACAAAGATGTGACATAGTCGGTATTGTACATAGCCACCCTGATGCAAGTCCAGAGCCGAGTAAATGCGACATAGCTCAATGTAATACTCTTAAGATTCCCTACTACATATTTAGTTATCCTGAGATGGAGCTTATTAAGATTGACCCCATACAAGAGGACAAGCCTTTAATAGGAAGAGACTACGAGTTTGGAATTACGGACTGCCTAGAAGCAGGGATAGACTATTACAAGTCGGTAGGGATAGACCTTCCTGCAAGAATTTTATTTGAAGATGACTGGTGGGAGAAGGGCTTAGATTATTTTACAGACGACTACATCAGAACATGGAATTTTCATAAAGTAGAAGATGGTACTATGAAAGAAAACGATCTACTTATTTTTAAAGTAATGGCCAATGTAGGGAACCATTGCGGAGTGTATTTAGGGGATGATATATTCTATCATCATGCAGTAAACAGAATATCTTGCAGAGAGAATATATACCCTTTCTGGAATAAGTATATAAGTGGAGTGTATCGCTATGGAGCGTAAGGTTTACCTGGTTGGAGATATCGGAGATAAGTTTGGACGAACCCATTCTGTCCATGCCGATAGCTACAGCGATGTTATGAAGTGTATTGAGGCTAATAACCCTACACTTAAGAAATATCTTTTGGATGCGCACGAAGCAGGTGTCGGGTTCACACTAGAAATAGAGGGTAAGTCAGAGGAACACGAAGAAGACTTACTACTACCTATCAAAGCAGGAGACATTACGATCTCTGCTATTCCTGCAGGCTCAAAGAGTGGCGGCGCTAAGATATTTGCAGCACTTGTTCTTGCCTTTTTTGTTCTTCCTATGATTGGAGCCTTCACGCAGGCGGGAGCAGCTGCAGGTTATGGTGTAGGTGCTACTACAACAGGGTATTCAGCAGCACTTAAAGCCGGTTTATCGGCAGGCTTCGCAGGAAAAGCCACAGCAATGCTCGCGCTCAACCTAGCAATGACAGGAATGCAGCAATTGATGGCCCCCGACCCCTCCGTGGATAATGGGCCAGATAACTACTTGTTTAATGGATCCGGACAAAATATACAAGAGGGAGATCCCGTCCCTCTTCTCTACGGAGAGTTGCGAATACCGGGGAGACCCGTGTCCGTAGACATCAGGGTTGGAGACCCAACTTACAATGTTAGCATTCCCACCGTAGCCGGTGATTTGATGAGTACAGTATTTGAAAACGGAACCGACGACGTATTGTTTACCCACGTTGGATCAGCTTAAGGAGCAGAGAACAAATGAGTGATAAAAGATTTCAACAGAGTGTAATACCTCTTAAAACCTCAGACGGGTTTAGCGACGCGTTTACAGATGGAGGCTTTGGCCGCCAAAGCCAATCCATTTCTATAACAGATGTACTATCTGAAGGCCCTGTTTATGGTCTTGTTGACGGTGCAGCTTCTATATACCTTAATGATGATAGAGCTCAAGAGATTGGAGACGCTGCCCAGTCCATGTCAAGAACGCCTAATACTGTAACCTTGACTAATGGCGACACTGCTGTAACTACTACAGGCCCCTTCTATCCCATGAACGAAGAAGGGCTTATCAAACAGCTTATTGTCCGAAAAGGTTGGGGAAGCACTACTGTAACTTTAACACAAGCAAGTCCAAATGCCTTTCGCACAGCTAGATTAAACCGTCTCACTACTTCAACTTCTGGGTTTTTTCTAGCGGGTATGGTTACTGGAGCTACCTCCGTTAGCCCCCGTTTTGCAGACAGTTCTGAGTTTTTGTACTCTCCTGCTCGCTTATATGGCCCCTCTAATGATGGGCTACCTATCGAGGGTTTTCTATACGAGAGAACTGATGGCGAGAATGCTGGCTTTAGAACAAACGGTGCCGGTTCTACCGAAATAGAAGATGGAACTTATACGCTCGAAGTAGACCGAGTTGTTGCTCTTACGATAGCAGGCGCCTTGTCTACTCCACTAATAGTTTTGGGCGAGGACTGGCCAGGCGCAACAGGAGACTACTCTTATGACCTAACAGGTACTATTGATAGTAGCGTAAGAGACTTAGATGCTCTAGAACCTCATCTTAAAAGTACTAGCACCTTCGGAGGTTTCAATGCCCAGTTCCGTGCTGGTACCTTACTGCAGTCCCCGATGGCAGGTCAAGGAGGCCTTGGGTCTACTTCAATAAGCCACACTCCCACAGGCGTTCCAGCTTTGGAACAGTCCGTAGAGTTTGATAGCGAAGGCGTAGACAAAACAGAGTTAGTAGCCACCTCTAATACTTCTGGCTTTAAGCTTACCGCAGAACAGGCGCAAGAAGCTGACGAAGTACGTGTTATTTATAGTTACGGAAATGGTATATATTCAAGCAGAAAGGATGGCAAAGGTACAGGCTCTAATTATGTGTTCTATAAGGTTACTATAGCTTTTCAAACTCTAGACGCGCCTACTGCTTGGACGGAAGACCTTATACTTTATGACTATCTAAGACACGGTGGAGAGTCAAAGGACGCTACTAGTTTCCAAACTATTATAGACTTAAGCCCTTTCAAGCCTTATAGCAACTTCAAGGTTACTATCTCCAGGAGAACTTCTCATACTGGAGATAACTATGATAGACAGGGTGACAGATCTGGGGGTCTCAACACGGCTTCCGAGGCTACTATCAGCAGTGTTACAAGCATAATAAAGGAGCAACTTAATCACCCTTATACTTCTTATGCTAACGTTAATTTTAGTTCCAAGCAGTTTAACAGTATGCCCAAACGTACTTACCATCTTAGAGGCTTATTGGTACAGGTGCCTAGTAACTATGTAACCCGCGAAGAAAGCTCTACCGGTGTTGCTAGCTATACACGTAATACAAGCGATAGTGCCTTAATAGAATCGAGCTACCAGGCTTGGAATGGTGCTTTTAGACCTACTAAGATTTATACTAATAACCCTGCGTGGGTTTTCTATGATGTCATATCAAATAATAGGTATGGCCTAGGAGCGTTCCTCGACGCTGGTCAAATAGACAAGTTCGCTTTATATAGAATAGCTAGATACTGCGACGAGCTTGTTGATGATGGTAAGGGAGGTCTTGAGCCTAGATTTACTGCAAACGTATATCTTACAAAGTCTACAGACGCCTATAAAGTAATAAAAGATTTTGCAACTATCTTTAGAAGCATGGTATATTGGCTTGACGGTAAGGTTTTTGCAGTTACTGATCAACCTAAAGAGCCGATTTACAATTTTACAAAAGGTAATGTTTTAGATGGATCTTTCAACTATGAAGGTACTGGTAGCAAGACGCGAGCAAACCAAATTTATGTTAACTGGAACAACCCTGAGAATAACTATAACTTAGTACCTATCCTCATTGAAGATAGAAACAACATAATAGAGACCGGCAAGATTATAACTTCTGACGCAGTGGCCTTTGGTGCTACGAGCGAGGGGCAGGCTATTCGGTACGGTAGATGGAAACTTTGGACAGCAATTAACCAAACAGAGATTGTCTCTTTCTCTACGTCAATAAACGCCGCCTTCATAGCTCCTGGAGATATAGTAAATATACAAGATGCTGATCGCTTCGCAGTAAGATATAGTGGGCGCATACCTTCCACAGGGACTAGAAGCACAACTGTTATACCTATAGATGCCCCTGTTCTTCTTGCAGCTAATTCAGTTTATGACTTAAGTGTGCTCATAGTAGAGCCAGGTGCGTTTATTACTTCGGAAGGCTCCTTCACAATTAACTCAGTTGTTTATAACAAGGGCGACTTAGTCCCCTCTCTGACTACAGAAGAAACAGCAAATAACCTAGTTGATGATAGTGGCGTACCTATTCAAGTAACTTGGTCTGACTACACGCGCGTAGAGACCCGAGAAGTCTCTACTTCTGCAGGCACTACGAGCTCTCTGACGGTCGGAACAGCTTTCAATGCTACTCCTGATGCTGCTACTGTCTGGATGTTAAAAGAAACTATCAATGGCGCTACAGTTTTGGGCTCTGCAAAACAGTATAAAATACTATCTATTTCTCAAAGTGATGATAATAAGTATGATATTTCTGCTGTAATTCACTACAATGAGAAGTTTGACGCAGTGGATAAAGAGTTTAACCTTTATCTTGAAGAAAACGTACTGCCTTCTATAACCCCCGATTCAATAGTTCCGCCGCCTATAGATCCGCACGCTCTGTTGAGCACTAATTCCTTTCTAGAAGGAGAGGAGTTTCAACTTAAATGGACTTCTCCGAGCTTTATTGGAGGAGGTACTGAAGTTGGTAGAGGTACGTATGAATATTTAGCCGGATATGAGATTGCCCACAACATTCCGGGACACAGGAGCCCTATACGCGTAGGTAAGGATGTAACTTCTTTAGACTTTAGCGGTATACCGGATGGAAGTCATACTTTAGGAGTGCGAACTCTCAATATTTTAGATAATAGGTCAAGAGTTGCATTAACTAAGGTAACTATACTTGATCGTTTCTCTGCAAAGACTACTCGCATGCCCGAAGGAGTCCCTTTTGGAGGCTCTAGTAATGTAGCCTTGTCTATCAGCGACACGGGCGTATTTAGATTAGGAACAGAGAATAACGGATTTAATTATACAGTTGAGCCAACACACCCTAACGCCGCAGTATTTACAAATACTATCGGTCTGTCCTCTACCTACAAGCAGACTTGTACAGACTTGCCTGTTATTGCACAGGTAGCTCAAAGTGCTCCTGGTGCTTTCATATCAGAACATGCCTACATTATGTTAGACTCCAGCGGCGCTGCCTTAAGCACTCCTGATCCTTTAGTACTAATGAAGTATAATAATACATCCTACGATAGACCTTATTGGTTCAATGCAGGTACTGGAAACGATACTACCGGCTTAACAGCAAATTTAACAGGTACTATAAGTAAAGCAGCTTATCAAACTAAAATTGTAGGAGTCGGTACTAGCTTTACTACAGAATGTAAAGTGGGCGAGGTATTTAAACCTGCAACAGGTCTAAACCCTGCTGGAACTAATATTACTTCAGAGCTCTTTAGAGTCTCGTATATTAAAAATGATACTGAGATGTTTATAGATAGAGCTGTCTCTACTGCGTACACTGCTCAAACTTTTAAAACTTCGAATATATTCGTAGATTATACCAATGATACTATTATAGCAAGAGTGTACCGTACCTCCGATGGTTATTTTGTAGACCCTTTAGTCACGGTAAAGGCCAGCCAGAATTCAGGCGCAGAAACTTTACTAGCTCAGAGTATAACTAATACAGAAGTAGCTGATCAAACAATTGTTGCTGCTAATATAGAAGACGGCACTATTACTGATATGGAAATAGCGCAAAATACTATAACCGGCGGTAACATAAATGCAGGTACAAAGATAGCTGTCTATACCAAAGAAAGTAATGTTATTGTTGATAATACTTACGCAGCATTAGACGGCGCGAATAACACTTATAGGATATATGCAGGTTCGGAAAGCCCTGCACAGGCTCCCTTCAGCGTTACAAAAGAAGGACTTGTTAGAGCACAGAATATACAACTAACCGACCCAAATGGTGTAGTATACTTTGACTCTCAAGTTGGCTTTACTGAAACGGCCTTCTCACAGATTGCAAACGCAACGAGCTCGCGTGTTTATAATATAACAAAAACTCTCTCTGCGGATCTTGACTCTTCGAATGCCAGCACTTACCAAGAAGTGGTACTTACAGATGCTGCAGATGTTACGTTAAAAACTGCGATACCGGTTTCTAACTTTAGTAAGTATTTAAGTGAAGAGTACTTTGGCGGACAGACTCCAGAGACCGCAGTAAATCTTACAGTAAGTGGGGGTAGTTACCACCAAAGACTAACAAATGCTGATCTAACCGTAATACGAAATGGTGCTTCTGTAGCTTTAGCAAGAGCTTTAAAAGCGGGCGAAATCGTACGAGTTACACTAAACGTCAACTATAGCAAGAATATAAGAAATGTAACTGGTGCTACTAAGGTAGACGGAAGTGCTTGGGCGAGTGTAACGCAGTTAGACAACTCAGCAACTATTGTATTATACTTCAAAGTTGTAAACGCACAAGAGTTTAGCTTCAGAGTTGGTGCTCCTACGACCGGTGATCAGTTATTTAAAGCTGGTGGAGAATTAGATGAGACTTACTATGCTAAACAGACTAGCCCAAGATATAATGTTAGAAAAAGACCTATCAATAATGTTAATACTTATTTCCATGAGTGGATGTGGAATGAGGTTCTTTTAGATACTACGGCTACGACTGTTAACCAGATTACTCCTGAGGATGGTTATACTTATACAAAAGGCACCGTCGTTAGACATACAAGCTTTGAAGGGACGTGGGAGTACTTTGAAATTACACGAGTAGCTTCCGGAACAGGAAGTACTGTAAATACTACTGCCACTCCTGACTTGACTCAAGCTATTTTGGACGTTATTCCGAATACTGTAAAAGCTCGATTATTACAAAGAACTAGCCCTACTGATACTAGCCCTACTGTACGATTGGATAACTTTTCTTCGAACACTATTCAAAGAGTAACTTCAGGTACTCCAAGTGACGATCAGTACATTGTAACAGCGGATTTAGATAATGTTGTGTCTGATGGTTTAATTGAGGCAGACCATAGTGTAGTACTTACTAATTTTGCAGGAGCTGTAAATGCTCAAGGCTTTATTGA